CCAGCGGCGTCCCCAGCGGCGTCCCCAGCGGCGGCCCAAGCGGCGGCCCAAGCGGCGGCCCCAGCGGCGGCCCAAGCGGCGGCCCAAGCGGCGGCCCCAGCGGCGGCCCCAGCGGCGGCCCCAGCGGCGGCCCCAGCGGCACGCGCCTTGTCGGCGCTCAACCGAACCACGGGACCTGCAGCCTCCGCAGCGGCCAGGTCCACGATGCGGCGCAACGCACGCAACTCCGCAGCCTCGGCGGTCAGGCCCGCGAGATCCAGCCACGCCGGGGTGTACGTGCGGATCAGCCAGTCCAGCGCCAGATAGCCGCGCGTCTCGTCGAGGCCGTCACCGGCCGTGCCCAGCATGGCCGGGAGTGTCGGCTTCAGCAGCTGCCGCTTGGCGTCGTCGAGCCGGTCGTTGAGTTCGCGGCCGAATCCGCCGAGGATCGGCGAGACGCAGGCCGGGTGGTCGGAGTGCTTCTCACCAGCCATGTAGGAAGCGGCCTCTAGCAGGCACAAGCCCTGGTCGGGGTTGTCGTGGCCGCCTTTGGCGAGTTGCAGGGTGTCCAGGTTGATGTTCATCTCTATGTCCTTCGGTCGTGCATATGCGGGTTGGGTGGCCCGGGCCGCGAGCGCTAGCGCCGCCCACGGACCGGGCCGGGTGCCGGGCCCGACGACCAGAGAGGTGGCCGACGGACCCGGCAGATCAGGAGGAGGTGTCGCTCGCGGGCTCGTCGACGGGGGCGCGGCCGATCACCCGGCCGTCCGGCACCTCGTCGGACTGGATCGGCTCCATCGACTCGGCGATCCGGTCGGCCAGCGGGGCGCTCGACTCCCACGGCTTCAGCTTCAGCTCGGCGGGGATGACGATCCGGGCGTGCTCGATCAGCCCGTACTCCTCGCCGCCGGCGGCCTCGACGCTGGGGTACTCCGCGGCCCAGACGCCGTCGAACATGGCGTTCATGACCTGCGTGCACTGCTCGAGGCTCGGCGCGATGACCGTGGCGTAGTAGCCGAGCAGCTTCTTGCCGGTGAACGGGCAGCGCTGGCCGTAGCCGAAGGTGAAGATCCGGGTCTCCATCACGCCACCCACGCGTCGTGAGACTCGACCAGCAGCGACCTGCCATGCTCGCCGACGTGCACCAGCTCGCCGTCAAGAACCCGGATCAGGCCGCCGCAGTCCGTGCAGAGCAGCTTCGGCGCGTCGTCGCCAGTCGCGTCGATCAACTCGTGCTGTGTCCAGCGCGGGATCCACTTGTCGGCATGCGCCGTGCCGGGGACGTACTCGCCGCACCACTCCCGCCCGTGCACGGCGAACATCGCGGTCCGGCAGGCGTCGGCGTCCGCCGCGATCACCGTGGCGTACTTGTCGCGCAGGCTTTCGCCGGTTTTCGGGTCCCTCTGGCCGCCGCCGAAGCTGAAGTACCGGGTCACCGGCTGGTCTGTGGTCTCGGCCGGGGATACGGTTTCGTTCATCGGATTGACCTCTCTCTCGTTGGGGTTTGGTCCGGCGGGCCGTCCGGTGGGGAAGACCGGCGGCCCGCGATCGTCAGAGGGTGCCGCTGAGCGGCTTGCCCTTCTTCGGCTTGTTGCCGCCCTTGGGCTTCGCACCCTTCGGCGGCTTCTTCGGCTGATTGGGCGGCTTGCCGCCGGTGATCAGGTCCCACAGGTTCACCGCGGCGGCACCGGCAGCGGCGGCGGCGGGATGGGTGCCGGGATGGGCGGCCACCCGCCCGCACCGTCACGGTCCGGATCGTGGTCGAGGCTGTAGTGCCTGCGCAGGTAGTTGCGGTCGAGCATCTTGTTCCAGCGCCAGGCGTCCATCTCGGCGTACGACATCTGGTAGACCCAGTCCGTGGCGAGCTGCTGGCAGACCCGCGTGTAGGTGGCGTCCTGGAGGCCGACCCCCGGCCTGACGCCGTTGCCTGTTGGCGCTCGCTGTGAGAGACGCGGCCGGGGGTCGGAGCTTGCGCCTGCACCGAGGTCCACCACGGTCTCGGTGCTTCCGCGCGCCGCGGGTCCAAGCGCGGCGGCAGGGCCGGGCGTCGGCCCCTTCCCAGGTGCGACTGGGGCTTGAACCGGCTCGCCGGTCGTAGCGACCGGGGGGTCCCGGCGAGCCGGAGTCAGAGGGACGAGCGGCTGGTGACCGCGCGACGCATCAGGAGGAGTCAGTGCCATATCGCACCGACCGCGCCGAAACCGATCAAGAAGCAACCGGGCACGAGCAGCAGCAGGGCCGGCAGCAGGTCGATGACACGGCCGAGGGCGGACAGGACGTGGCGGATCATGCGGCACCGCCGGCACTGTCGATGCCCGGGCCGGTCGGCGGACGGAGCGCGGCACCGGCCGGCCCGGGAGCAGGAGGAGGCGTCGTGTCCGCGCCGCCGCGCGCCAGCCGGTCCACAACCTTCTTGAGGTCTTCGTCGACCATCTCCGACAAGCCATTGAGTGCGTTTCGGCACATCTCGGCGACCTGATCTACGGCCGCCACGCGCTTAGTGGCGCGAGTCAGGCGCATGCGCCTGTCGCCGGAGTGCTTGATCAGCCATAGGAGGCCGGAAATATCGGTACAGCCAACCGACGGGTAAGCGCCCACGGCTGGGACGCACGCCTGACGGTCCAGCTTTGCGCCGACGAGTGACACGTCCGCTGGCACGTCGTAGGACTGGGACCACCAGCGCCCGTAACCGTCCGCCTGCTGAAACGCGCGCCGGATCCGGGCGGGCTTGGTGAGGTCAAGCTTCAGTTCGACTAGCCGGGTTGCGGACACACCATCGCGGAGGACGAGGTCGATGCGTCCCCAGCCGGGAACCACGACTTCCTCTTGGACAAGCCAGCCGAAGGCGTGGGCGAAGGTTGCTAGGTTGCGGCGCAGATCGGCCTCGGTCGGGCCGTTGGTCACCATGATGACCTCGTCCTGGACGAAGACGCTGCCGAAGACACTGCGGAGATCACGCCGGTCGGTCATGCCGCGCCCAGGAGGCTGTTGAGGTAGGCGATCAGCGCCTCGCGGGTGATCCTTCGGGAGCGGCCGATCTTGACCGACTCGATGGCGCCGGTGTGAACGAGATGCCAGACCAGTCGGGGGCTGAGATCGAGCAACTCGGCCGCGTGGGGGACGGTGTATGCAAGGGCATCCGACGATCCGGCACCCCCGTCCATGGGGTTGAACTTGATTGCGACTTCGTGCATGGAGTCAAGGTAGCGCGACTCGATGCACGAAGCCACTCATACGTTCGGCTGATTCCCCGGTTGCGTCTCGTCGCTAGCGTGTAAACCATGCAACCCAGTGCAGTGTTCAGGTCTGTCCGGCGGAGAGCGGCACCGACCCGGCCATCCGGACGACTTCGCTCACGGTGTCAATCCCGCCCACGGGACAACAGGCCCACAAACGGGACTTACCGTTACGCCGTGGCAGAGCCGCTCGATCCCGCCGTAGCCCGCGCCCGGTTCGCCGTCTTCGTCGAGCGCGCGCTCGAAGCTGCGCGGGGACGTGGCATGACGGACCGCAAGATCTACAAGGCCAGCGGCGTCGCCTCAAGCACATTTCACCGCTGGCGGCTCGGCCAGGGCACAGAACTACCTCAGATCTCCAAAGTCCGCGCCTTCTGCTCGGCCACCGGGGCAAGCATCGACGACGCGATGAAGGCGCTCGGCATGACCGATGCCGCGCACGAGCCCACCCCCGAACCGCCGCTACCCAACGACGTGCGGATCATCCTGCGCCGGCTCGCGGACCCGAACACCCCAGAGGTTCAGAAGCAGCTCATCCGCATGACGCTGCAGATGCTCGCCGAGCGCACCTATCCCCCCACCTCCGCCGATGAGAGGCCACGGCAGGAAGCAGGCTGACATGGCCAAGCGCTACCCCACGATCACGGAAGGCGCCGACGGCCAGTGGCACGCCTGGGTCGTGGTCGGCACCAAGGCGAACGGCCGCCCCGACCAACGCCACGTCAAGCGCGCGACCTACGACGAGGTCGAGGATCGGGTCGACGAGCTGCTCGCGCAGAAGAAGACGGGACGCGTGCAGAAGGGCGGCCGATCACCGCTCGCCGAGACCTGGATCGAGACGGTCTACTTCGAGAACGTGGCGCCGCTCAACTGCGACTACTCGACCATCGAGGGCGCGCGTAAAAAGCTGCGCCGCTACGCCTGGCCGGTGATGGGCAAGGTCCCCATGGGCCGGCTCAAGGCCGAGAACATCACCGCCGTCTACGTGGGGATGATCCGCGCCGGTCTGGCCGAGGCGACCATCCTCCAGGTGCATCACATCATCATGCCCGCGCTCAAGGTGGCGTTCCGGCAGGGCGTGCTGAACCACAACCTCGCCGAGTTGGTCGAGCGGCCGAAGTTCAAGCCGAAGCCGATGGCGGCGCCCAGCCTCGGCGCCGCGGAGCGGGTGCTGGCCGTGACCGACAAGCGCCGCAGCGCCGCGCGCTGGCGGTGCGGGCTCGGGCTCGGGCTGCGCCAGGGCGAGGCGCTCGGCCTGCGCTGGCCGTTCGTCGACATTGACTCCGCCGAGCCGAGCGCGAGGATCCACTGGCAGTTGCACCGCCGGCCGTTCCGGCACGGCTGCGGCGACGTGCCGTGCGGACGGCGGCGGGGCGGGAACTGCCCGCAGCGTGTTCTTCTGCTCCGCAAAGGTGAGGTCCAGGTTGAGGGCGGGCTGATCCTCAAGAAGCCGAAGGGCAGCAGCTACGGCGAGATCCCGTTACCGCCGGAGTTCGTCGAGGAGCTGCGGCGGCACCGGGAGATTCAGGGCCTGGAGAAGCTGATGGGTGGCGCCGCCTACGCCGGGCACGATTTCGTGTTCGCGCGGCTCGACGGCGGTCCGATCAGCCCGGAAGCGGACTGGGCCGAATGGCAGGAGATCGAGGAGGAGGCGGGCGTCCGGGGCATCCGGGTGCACGACGGCCGGCATTTCACCGCGTCGTTCCTGCTTGCGCTGGGCGTCGACTCGCGGGTCGTGCAGACGATCCTGCGGCACTCCAGCATCAAGGTCACCGAGGCGTACATGGATGTTGCGAAGGACCTGAAGCGAGAGGCGACGAGCCGGATCGGCAAGGCGCTGCCCGCGCCTAAACGTGACCGTGCGTGAGTCCGGCCGGGAGCCAGGAGGGTGTAGTACACCCTCCTGTACACCCTTGATCTTGGCGGGCATGGCAGACGTGCTGGTGGGGCGGGCGGGACTCGAACCCGCGACCGAGGGATTATGAGTGAGTCGATGTTCACTGCACCCCACTGCATGGCCTGCATTTCCGTAGTCTGTGCAGACTCCCGCAGCGGGGTGCAGTACACCCTCAAGTACACCCTTGATCTTGCACGCTCAGTGATCGGTCCATGGATCGTCCAGACGACGGGCGATCCTGCGTGCCGCCTCCATCGTCTCGGGATCCAGACCCGAAGGCGCAACCACCTCCGGGCGGCCCCGCCAGAACACGAACGCCATGGCGAAGAGCGCGACGACGGCGGCTGTCAGAATCGCGATCAAGTCGTACCAGCCGCCAGGCCCGCCTTCCGGGGGGCCAGCCGGCCCGACGGCGACTCTAGGCAGTGCTGGCACGGTCGTACGCAGTGCAGGCGTCGGCGATGGCGCCGGTGTGCGCGTGTCCCGCCGTGCGGCACTCCGCCTGCTCGGTTCGTTCATGCCCACTGCCGCATTCCCCCTCGTGATGGTGTTGATCGGCTCTGCGTTAGTCGGCTCCGTCGTCGTCTTCGGCCGCGTCGTCGGCTCCGCCTCGGTGCCGGCCGTCGTCGGGCTGCCACCGGGCAGCAGGTCGATCGACACGTCGACGGCTGGCAGGGGCAGGATGGGCCCCGGATCGGCGGCGGCCGGGTCGGCGGCCAGTCCGACGATGAGGCAGGCCAGTCCGGCGACTATGCCGGTTTGGCTGTGCATGATGGCTCCCTTGGTGGATTGGGTTGCCGGGCGCGCGAGTGACCAGTCAACGCCTGGTGATCGGCCGATACATCCTCCGTGACCATGACCGGCTTTGGGACTGATCGTCAGACCGACATGGTCCGTCCAGATCGGATAGTTGACCTAGAGTTGCTAGATCATCGCCCACGGTGCACACTGCGCGTTGCGCCCCGCCACCACTCCACACGCGAAGGACGCGCGATGAACCGACCCGACGAGCAGTTGCAGCCATCCGATGACGAGGCGCTGGAGGAGTTCTACCCGCCGGCCGAAGAGGCTCCGACGCTGGTGCTGACGAGCCCTTGGGCCGTCTCCTCTTTTGTCGTCGGGCTGCTGTCGTTTTTCTTGATCGCCACGCCCTTGTGCCTGCCTGTCGCGATCCTCGCCGTGGTGTTCAGCCATAGCGCGCGCAAGCAGATCAGGACGGGCTTGCGCGGCGGATCGAGTTGGGCCATGTGCGGGCTGATCGTCGGCTACATGGTGCTCGTGGCGAGGATTTCGATCAGCATCATCATGACCTACATCAGCTGATCACACCGTGCGCTGACTGCCCTGCGTGCGGCACCACTCGCCGTCGACCTGGTGCGGTGGCACCTCGCTGCCGGCCCTCACGTCCAGCACGCTGGCGCACGCCGGGCATCTCGACCGGACCGGGACACTGCCCCTGCTCCAACCCACCGCGCACCTTTCGGCAGTGCCAGGGATGTCGTGCGGCGAAAGGTCGCTGCCGGCCGGTTCGAGAATCCGCCACCCGCACTCCGGGCAGCAGCTGACGACCGCCTCGATCGCCGTGGCGAGAGCCTCCGGGTCTGCGCCATGGGTGTCGCGCTCTTTGTGACCGTGACCGTCGCGGGTGGCGTAGAAGCCCGCCGCCCGCCGCCCGTACGCCGACATCCAGGTCACCTGCCAGGCCGGGTGGGCCGCCTCGATCTGCTCGCAGGCCTCGAGTGCGTCCGGCGGCCAGTGGAGGCTTTCGGCGAGCAGCCTGCGGTTGCTCCAGGCCAGTTCGCGGCCCGGCGGTACGACCTTGTCGGTCACGTCGCTGCCCTCGTGCTCGGGCGCGCGGTTGCCCAGCGAGGCGGCGGACCCGCGCACCCGTGAGGAAGTCCGCCGCCTCGTGTGGGCGAGGTTACGCCACGACAACCCAACGTTCCAGACCCAATGTTGGGTTTACGTCACGCCAAGATCACGGACTGTCTACCTTCTGGGGTATGGCAGAGCTGCAGCCGATGGGCCCGGAGGAGATCCGCGACCGGCTCGGCGTGTCCCGGCAGCGGGCGTACATCGTGATCAACCGCAAGGACTTCCCCGACCCGTGGCGTGAGCTCGCGATGGGCAAGGTGTGGCGCTCCACCGACGTCGAGGCGTGGATCCGCGAGCACCGGCCCGAGCTGGCCAGCGACTGACCCCGGACACAGACAAGCGCCGCCCCAGACCCGAAGGTCCGAGGCGGCGCAGTTTTGTCAGAGGTGCGTGCTATACGCGGGGCGGCCAGTGCCAGGTGCCGCCTTCGTACGACCGCGCGGTCGGAGCGCCGGGCGTGTCGCTGGTGCCACCCTCGTCGAACTTGACGTTGGTGTTGAAGAACAGGCCGGTCGGGTTCAGCACGCACAGGTCGACGTACGGCACGCCGTGCTCGGGCACCGGGTCGGAGCCGTGTACGGCGGTGATGATCGCGGCGCGGGGCAGCGAGGTGTACGCCTGGGTGCCGTCGGCCTTCGGCGGGGTGCCGTGGCTGACGTAGTGGACGATGCGACCGATGGACGGCTGCATGGTGCTCCTTTTGCTAGTTGGCGGTCGTCTTGACCGCGCTCGGGTCGTTGGGCTGGCCGATGCCGGACGTGACGATCGAGGTCAGCAGCGACGCGACAGCGGCCAGGCCGCCGACCGATGCGACGGTGCCCCAGTTGACGTCGAGCAGGCCGATGCCGTTGCCGGTGAGCAGCGCCAGGCTGGCCTGGGCGAAGGTCTTGACCGCACGCTCGGCGGCCTGCTCCCAGAAGTTGGCGGTGAACATGATCAGTCTCCTTTCGAACAGTCGTACGATGCGGGGATGGAACGGGTCGACCTGGCGCGGGAGCACTCCGCCGAGCGGCAGCGCTGGCGCAGCGGCGACGTCTGGGACGCGGGCGCCGCGAAGGTGACCATCGGGGAGATGTCCGGCGGCCGCTGGTATGTGCGGGTCTACGACGGCGGACGGCCGCAGAAGGCCATCGCCTACCGGGGTCCGCACGCCGAGCACTACGCGCGGGGCACGGCCAGGCGGTGGATGCGCACGATCGGCGGCGCCTGGGTCGACTGGTGACTAGCTCGGCGGGCAGTGCAGGTCATGGCGCAACTGCGCCATATTCGCCGCCATCGTCTTGCCCGCCGCCGTCGTCGGCGGCGACTGCCGCCACGCGTCATCCAGCGTGATCACCACCGAGCACCACTTGCGGTCCGACTCGGCGTTCACCCGCAGCGAGATCACCACGGACGCGATGAACAACCCGACCGCCGACGCCAGCATCGCCGCCCGCCACACCCAACCCGAACGCTGCCGGTCCGCCGGGGCCGTCACCGGTCAGCTCCCGAGCTTGACGACGATGGCGGCGACGGCGGTGGCGACACCTCCGGCGGAGAGCCCGATTGCCCAGACCCGGTACCGAGCTTCGAAGCGAGAAGCTGCACGAGGTGTGGGGCGAGCTGGCTGAACCCCGGCACGCCGACCAGCAGCGCGCCGGTCGTCAACGCCCACAGGTTGAAGTCCTGCGACGGGACGAACGCCACCTGGTGCACGATCAGCGCCCACCCGCCCAGGTACGACACGGCGTCCTTGACGGCGCCCGGCTTGCGACGCGTGCTCATACATACGTCAGCCCGTCAGCCGCAGCAGCCCGCGCGGTCGGCATCATGCCGTAGGAGCGGTCAGCTTGGTCAGGATCTCTTCGACGTCCCCGGCGACGGCGAGCAGCTGGGCGAGCGGCGAGCCCGGCGCCAGCTTGGCGTTGGCCGTGTCCTTGGCGTCGCCGACCAGCACGCCACGCAGTTTCGCCACATCCCGCAGCACGTCCCCGACGGTCCGGTTCGGGTTGGCGACATCGCCGATCTTGTCGGTGAGCGCGAGTCCGCTGAGGGCGGCCGCGCCGTCGGTGGTCTTCGACCAGCCGGTCATCAGCTTGTTGAACGTGGCCTGGTCCATCGGAAGGTCTCCCTCGATTCGTTGGGCGAGTGCGTGGACGGCGCTCGCGGTGCCGACGATTTCCCAGTGCATCGGGTCGGGGCGGCCCGTATAGTCGCCGCCCCAGCGCAGCACCCCGCCCGCTTCCGCGAGGATGGTGTGGCAGGCCTTGATCTGGGCGCTGCTGAAGTTGCGTGTGGTTGCGACGCCCATCGGGTGCTGGTCGGCGTTGAGGTCGATGGCGGTGCCGCTCGCGTGGTTACTGATCGTCGAGCCGCCCTCGATCGGCTTGACGTACCAGCCCCAGCACGTGCCCTTGGCCAGGGGTTCGACCGTCTTGTGGTACCGCTCGGCGAGCCACCGGAAGACGATCGCGACGTCGCCCTTGAGTACACCGTTCGGGACGGTCACGCCGGCGTACAGCGGTGCCGTGTCCTGCTGGCCGGCCGACGCTACGGGCCAGCCGTTCTGGCTGTGACTCACGACGGCAGCACCCCGGTGAAGACGTGGTACATGACGCAGGTCAGGCCGGGACGACCCTGCATGTTCTCCAGCCCGCGGTATTCACCCACGGTCCAGCCGAGGGCGACGGCCTTGGTGTTGGCCTGCTCGGTCACCCACTCGTCGATCTCGAGGTGCTCGTCGGCGCACACCAGGATCGTCGGCAGCATGGGCATGGGGTTCCCCTTCTAGATGGTGGGTGGGGTCGTGGCCGGCGCGTCCGCACACCTGATCCGCAGCCAGGCCGCATAGGCGAGGGGCTTGTCGGTGATGATCCCGTCGACCGGGTAGTTCACCAGCCGCGGCCAGTCCAGCGGGTTGTCGAGCGTCCACGCGAACAGCTCGATGCCGGCGGCGTGCCACTCGTTGAACCGGTCGATGGTGTAGCTCGGCCCGTACTTCTCGAACGACTGGCCCTGGGCCAGCACGTCGGCCGCCGAGATGTAGCCGGTCTGCTGGATCAGCGCGGTCCGCACGTTCGGGTCCCGCTCGTGGATCTGCGCCAGGATCGCCGTGTCGAACGACGAGACCGTGATTGCGGCCCGGCCGACCGTGATGTCGATGCGGTTCCAGAAGTTCGACCACTGCGTCGCGTTGGCCGGCATCACCTTGAGCTCGAGCAGGACCCGCGCGCCGTGCTGCTGGGCGAGGTTCAGCAGTTCCCATTCGGTGGGGATCTGCTGGCCGTCGTCGGTGGGGATGCGCACGCTGCCGGACGCCTGCAGGTCGGCGATCACGCCGGTGTCCGGGCTGGTGCGGTCGACGGTCTCGTCGTGCAGGATCACGCCGACGTTCTTGGAGTCGAACCGCAGATCCGCCTCCCAGATCATCGCGCCGGCCTGGCTCGCGGCCGAGTCGAACGCCAGCAGCGTGTTCTCGGTGAACATCTCGTTGCCGCCGCGGTGCGCCACGGTCGTGGGCGGGTTCGCGCAGGAGGTGATCACCGGCGGCGCCGCGAGCGCGGAGGGCAGCCTGGCTGCGGCGATCGTGACGGCGGCGAGCAGCAGCACGGCGGCGGCCGCGAGCAGCCGGCGGCTCATCCGGGAAGCACCACGATCGAACGGCGACGGAACGTGCCGGTCCCGCCGGTGACCCGGTACTCCATGGTGTAGGTGTTCGATCCCGGCGTGACGGTCAGCCGGACCGCACGGGATGTGGTGACGTCGACGAAGGCTGATCCGCCTGCCGGTTGCTGCACGTCGAGGCAGTAGTTGTCGGAGGACGCGATCGTGGTGGCGCCGGACACCGCCACCGACGTGATCGTCTCCTGCGAGGCCGAGTTGTTGTTCATCTGCGCGGTGAACCACACGATGGCGCGCGCGTCCGAGGTGGCGGTGACGGCGGGCCCGGCTGTGGCGAGATTCGTGTAGCTGGTGTTGGCGGAGGTCTCGGAGGTGTTCACCGTGTTCGAGCCGGGGTCGCGCTGGATGACGCTGTTCACCCCGTTGGCGACGATGAAGCCGCCCGCCCCGGTGGCTTTCGCGGGGGCGGACTCGTTGAGGTTGTCGCGCACGTACTGGTTGAACTGGGCGGCGGTGAACGCCGTGTTCGCGACCGCGGTCATCGGTGCCGACCAGGACATCAGGCGGTCTCCTCATGTTCGTGCGTCTCGGCGATCAGGTCGGCGACCGTCTGCCCGTCGGGGTGGCGCGTCGCGAGGGCCTGCCGGTGTCCCGCCGGTGCCCAGTTGCGGGTCTGCGGGACGGGGCGCACGGCGAGCGCGTCGGTGATGGCGTCCGGATCGGGCGGCCACACGACCTCGGCGAGCAGGCGGCAGTTGGAGCAGTGCAGCATCGTCTGCTTCGGGCTCAGCGATTCGGCGTTCGCGCAGTGCCTGCGTGTGCAGTCGGCGATCCACCGGCCGTGGTTGACGTACGCGTACGCCGGCGTGCCCGGCGGCCGGCACGGGCACGCTTCGGAGCCCATGAACGTGCGGCCGAGGTGTTCGCAGCCAGGTATGTGATGCACGAGGTTCAGCTGCGGTAGCAGCTCGGCGATGCCTGGCGTCATCGTGGGTCTCCTAGGTGGCGAAGACGGCCTGGTCGAAGCCGTGGCCGGTCTGGTCGAAGATGAACATCGTGTTGGGGTCGTCGCCGCCCCGGATGCCGAACTTGCCGTCGTTGAAGCCCTTGCCGGCGACGTCGAAGGTGAACACCGGTGACACCGCGACGGGTGCCTTCTCGAGGCCGAACGTGGTCCGGTGGTCGGCGCCGCCCTGGGTGACGGTGTGCGCGATCTGCTCGACGTAGCAGTCGGCGTCCAGGCCCGTGTGGGGCTCGACGACGTGGACCAGATCGGAGAGGTTGCGGCTCAGCTGCTCGAGCAGCCGGACGGGGCTGCCGCCGCCGACCATCGACACCGAGATGGTCGGCACCCGGTCGGCCCGCTTGCCGAGGATCAGGTCGATGATCGCCGCGGCGTCCTGCACCGAGGCCCACACCGGGTCGCGGCCGGTCGGCAGGGATCGGCGTCCGAACTTGCCGATGCTGGTGGCGTCCTCGCCGGAGATGACTGCGGTGGTGACCGTGTTCAGGGCGATGCCGCGCACCTGAAGGTTGTCGACGATCGCGGTGCCGCCGATGGCGAGGATCGAGACGGTGGTCGATTCCCCGGAGGTGCGTGACAGGGCGACCGAGACCGTGCCGCTCACAAGGGTGTAGTCGGTGACCGCGACCGGTGTGAGCGCGCCGAAGAACGGCGTGCTGCCTTTGGCTTCCAAGGTCGCGGTCTGGCCGGCGGAGAGGGTGATGCGGCCCGGCGCGGTCCACACCGCGGCGAGCCCGCCGGCCGGCTGACGGATCGCGACGTTGAAGCTGATCGCGTTGACGATCTCTTTCCAGCCGTGGTTGTAGTCCGCCGGCGCGGAGACCAGCGGCTCGACGGCGCCGGACGACCGCCAGGTGGCTTGCACCACCTGGGACGCGGTGCGCAGCAGCCGGTGGTGCCGGTCGCGGAACACGATGCGGCCGTCAGCGTCGACGGTGACGAGGGCGGTCGGGCCTTCGGAATCGACCAGGTTGAGCACCGCGTCGAGGGCGTCCGCGTCCTCGAGCCACCACCACGGGATGACCGTGGCGCCCGGGTCGAGGTCGCGCAGGTCCGCCGGCCAGCCGACGGCGTCGAGGACCAGGCCGATGGCGTCGCCGGTGCGCACCGACGTGTAGAGGCTGGTCGAGACCGATACACCGTTCAGCCGGCCGAGCGCGTCTATGCACGTCACGTCGACGGAGCGCTGGCCGATCTCCGGCTTCACCTTGAAGTCGTCGAGGAAGCCTCGATACAGGGTGTACGTCGTGCCGTCGTAGTCGACCTGGAACAGGGTGCGCCGTCCGGGCTGGACCAGGCCGTCCAGCGGCGACGACGTGTTCTCCGGGCTGTAGTCGCGGCTGAGGTTGTTCAGCTCGTAGTTGGCGGTGCCAGCCGAGATGGGCGACAGCGCCCGGGCCTGGTCGCGCCCGTAGCGCACGTTGACCGGGGTGCGCCCGTCGAGGGTGCGTGAGGTGACGTCCTCGCCGCTGTCGTCGAAGTCGCCGTCGTCGTTCCAGTCGATCATCAGCCGGTACGACGGGGCCGCCACCGGGGCAACCGCTGAGGCTGCGGCGGCCGGCCGCAGCAGGACAACGTCCGCGGCGCGGCGCGGCGCAGTAGCGGCGGTGACGACCAGCGC